GATGGTAACACAACCACAGAAAAAGAGGCAGACCAATAAGGTTTACTTTACTCAGGAAACTGAAGAAGCAATTATCAAATATAACAAGTCAACCGACTTAGAAGAACGAGAACAAATATTTAGAGAAAAAATATATGGACCGCTTGATAAACTAGCAGAGAATGTTATCAATCGGTTCAAATTTCCATATATGGAGGGTACCTTCGACGAAATTAAGGCGCAGGTAGTCTCTTTTCTCGTTATCAATCTTCATAAATTCACAGAAGATAAGGGAAAAGCGTTTTCCTACTTCAGTGTAATTGCAAAGAATTACTTGATTTTACACAATAATAACTCGTATAAGGAAGAAAAGCGGGTACTGTACTTCTCAGACCAGACCGAAGATTCATTTACTTTGGAAGAAATGTTGGTCGTGGAACCAGAAACTAGAGATGGTACCGTAGATATGAAAGAATTTATGAAATTATTGGTACAGTATTGGGAATTTAATTTAGACCGGTTTTTTAAGAAAAAGAGAGACAAGGAAATTGGTGCTGCAATCGTAAAATTGTTAGAACGTATTGATAATATTGATAATTTCAACAAAAAAGCCCTATATCTTATGGTACGAGAAATGACAAATTATAAGACCGCCCATATTACTAAGGTCATAAACAAGATGCGACCCCAAATTATCAAGATGTTGAACGAATTCCGCCGTTACGGACATCTTTCGGACCCCACGACATATTTCCAGTATAAAAAATAAATCCTATCTATTTATAGTATAGGATTTTAGGGGGGTTTCTATGGATATTAATTCCGAACTGTATGATGGGAAAAGTCTAGCTGATATTTTCTCAGAAATACACAAAAATACAGACAGTAAGCGGGCACAAATCAACTCGTTTATTATGAAAATGGTCCAACTCATTCGCACACCAGAAGATGCTGCGGTGATTGGACCTATTGTGCAGGGATTCATTGAAGTCAACGTTAAAAATGACGAACATTTGGTCCGTGTAGCACAAATTGCACAACGAATTGTGTCTGTTGGCGTCAAATCTAATGCTTCACTTGAAGGATTATTGTCAGAATCAGAAAAAGAAGCCTTGTTAGGTGATATTAAGGTAGAAATCCAAGAACTTCAAGAAGATGTGAAGGACTTGGATGACGTTTTTGCGGAAAATTAAATGTCATCATTTGGACCTACAGCATATAACATAGATATTAACCAACTGGGAGCGTCACAGTTCCCAAGATTTGCTGTTACGCAACCAACTCCATACCAAGATGGATTGGTAGAGGATATTATCTTAAATGAATCACACCCTTTATATGCGCCGGATGGTAATAATGTAGGTATGGTTCAAGTGCGGTTTATACCCGGCGACCGCGGGGTTCCAAAAGAAGAATTAAACTGGGTAGCCCCGATAGATTCCAGTATACGAGAATATCCATTAAAAAATGAACTCGTACTTGTATTTTATTCGTTAGGTCGATTGTTTTATACACGTAGAATTAACACGACCAACAAGACCACAGAAAGTTCTTGGCCTGGATTGAGTCAACGGTTTTCACCCCAAGTAAACCCACAAAACAAAGGTGATGCAGCTCAGTTGGCTGCGCAAGGCGGCACTCCATACAGACCGTGGGGGATGAAACAACAGTTTACTTTGGGTGATGAGTTCAGTGAAAACCCAAATGTTCGTATGGTTCGTCCAAATGAGGGCGATTTAATCATCAATGGACGATTTGGAAACACTGTTCGGTTTGGTTCTAGTTTATTTAGTAATCCAACCACCTCTGCACCACAACCAAATTTATTGTTAAGTGTCGGGCAAAGTCCAAATAAAGTTACATCTATCGACCTTAATAATGATGGAACGCAGGAACAAGTTGCAAGTGGTCCGTATGGATTAACTTACGAAGATATTAATAAGGACAAGAGTAGTATTTGGATGGTTGTAGATGAAGAAATCGTATTAAATCCTGCTACAAAAGGATATGATGCACATTTACGAGGAGCAGAAACATCAGATTCTACGAAGTATACTGGGGCACAAATATTTGTAAACTCTGATAGAGTAATTTTAAATAGTAAAGTTAATGAACTATCTTTATTTTCTAAAAAAGAGATTAATTTAAGTGCAGTAGAATCTGTTACCGTATCGTCTGCAAAATCTGTATTAATTTCTGCAGACAGTGATATAAAATTAACTACACCAAGAGATATAATATTTAATGGTCGGTCACTTTCATTAAATATTGGACGAGATATTTCGTTAACATCGTCTGGAAACTACGTAATATCGGGTCAAAAGATATTTATAGGTGCGTCACCAAACGATACAACACAACCGATGGTTTTGGGTGGCGAGTTGGCAAAATGGTTAGACGATTTAATGAAACTGTTATCGGATGATTTAATAACGTCTATAACTACATTAAATCCTACCCCGTTATTAAGAAAGTTGATTGAACTAAGGTTAAAATTAGGTGTTCCGGGCATTCCACAATCAGCTATATTCAATAGTACTACTAATTTCACCTCTAAAGATAACAAATAATTATGTCAATACCTAGTAATTTGTTACCGATAAATAATCCACTTAGAGAAGAAATAGAAGAAGTACCAACAACAATAGATTTACCTAATGTTGTGGGAGGAGTACCGAATAATTTACTACCAGTAAACGCTAGTGATATATCGGCATCATTTCAATCGTTTACGGGTCAGATACCAACAGTAAATGCACCACAAATACCAGAATTTGCTATACTAAATACAGTTTTACCAGATAGATTGTTCACAACTGGAAGTTTAGACCAAGTTAGAGCAAGAACTAGTAACGCAGCAACAACATACTTGAACGGGTTGCCTGCTTTACCAACACTTCCGTCTACACCATCTACTATAATTCCTAGACCAAGAATACCTTCATATGGTCAAATTAAGAATTATATAGAAACGAAAATAGACAGAATAAAACAACAACGTCAAAAAGCATCAATGAAGGCGTTGGATGAAAAACTTAAAAAGCAAGAAAACCCATTCAAGTACAGACAATCGTTAAAAAATCAAGAAAATAAAGTTCTTGGAAGATTCAATAACCGATAGAGGGTAATATTATGGACAAAGCATTGTTTAGAGCTTATGTAAAAGAATTAGTCAAGGAGCAAATTGAAGAATCTGTAGAAAAAGCAGTAAAGAAGATTCTTCCAGAAATCCTCGGTGAAGCTGTTGCAGAAATCAAACAAACCCAATCAAATAAAGTTAACGAAGTAGCAACTGCTAAACCAAAGTTGTCTCGTAATCAACTTGCTCAAATGATGGGATTAGAACGTTTGGGTGACACCATTACGGCTACTTCAAAGAACGTTGGTCCAGTAATGCCAACGGTGCCAGAAGGAATTAGCCCAGATAATCCAGCACTTCAAGCAATTAATAAAGATTATTCGGCGTTGATGAAAGCAATGAAGTTGACCTAATCGGAGATTTAGATGGCTCAGAAGTTTATCGGCATCACATTACCAGTACGATTGGGACAAACGGGAATGTTCGACCAATCTACCACAGTAATCCAACAAGTTCGTTCTAACTTTAAGAATTTGATTCTTACAAAGAAAGGTGAACGTGTTGGGCAACCAGAACTTGGGTGCGATTTATGGAGAGTGCTATTTAATCCTTTAACAGACGATACTTTAGAAGAAGCTCGTCTGGCAGTAGCAGATGCGGTTGACCGTTGGTTACCTTTTATAGAATTAACGAATTTTGAAATTACACAAACTAACGAAGAAAATATCATCAACATTAAATGTACATATCGATTTAGAAATAACCAAAATGTTACTGACCAAATAAGTATATTAACAGATGCATTGGGCGCAGAAACGGTTTCATTTCCACAAGAACCAACAACATCTCAAGGTATAAGTGCTTACGCTGCAGAAGTTGCGGATGCTCGTCGTATTAGAAGAATTCAAATGCAAAATGGAGTAGCAAATGGCTAGTAATCAATCAGTAACTATACAACCTCGGCCAAATGTAAAGCAAATTAATTATGTCTCAAAGACGTTTACCGACTTTAGACAAAATTTAATAGAATTTGCTAAAGCATACTATCCAAACTCATACTCCGACTTTAATGAAACGTCTCCTGGTATGATGTTTATTGAAATGGCATCCTATATTGGGGATGTTCTTTCATTTTATATTGATAACTCTTTCAAAGAAAATTTACTTGCGTACGCAGAACAACAAGAAAATGTAATTTCTATCGCACAATTTTTAGGATATAAACCAAAATTAGTCTCCCCAGCTACAACAGTTGCAACATTATATCAATTAGCACCAGCTGTATTATCAGGAAGTGTATATATCCCAGACCCAAAATATTTAGTAAAAGTCGCAAAAGGCAGTACATTCGCATCTACTGGTCAAACGTCAATAACATTCAGACTAACCGAAGATGTTGATTTTTCTGATATTACTTCAGAAAATTATATAGTTAATACATTTTCTGGCGGAAACCCTGACACTTTTATTATTAATAAACCAGTACCACTGGTTGCGGCAGAAGAAAGAACCGCTACATTTACATTTGGTAGTCCACAACGATTTACATCGGTATTGATGCCAGAAGAAAATGTAATTGGAATTGAAAGTGTAGTAGATTCTAATGGTAACACCTGGTATGAAGTTGATTATTTGGCACAAGACGTTATTATGGATGATTTGGACGTTACTGCAAATGGAGAATCTGGGGTTCTACCCTCATCCAAATTACGACTACGTAAAGTTCCCCGTAGATTTGTCACACGACTAAATAGAAATTCTCGTATGGAATTAGTATTTGGTTCTGGTACAGATAACGAAGCAGAACTTAACACCACATTAGATTCTAGACAAGTTGCAAATTCTCAATATGGTAGTACGATTGAAAATGTATTGGGAAACGTAGCAATCAATAATGTAAATTTCCTAAACAGTAACGCATACGGCATCGCACCTGCTAACATTACATTAACTGTAACTTACTTGGTCGGCGGTGGGGTAACTACCAACACTCCATCAAACACGATTACCTCGGTATCACAACTAAACACGTTTAACGATACTACTGATTATACTGCCGGAGAATTAACAACATTTAATGCTTCCGTACAAAGTATGACCATTAATAATGATTTACCGGCTACCGGTGGCGGTGACGGTGAATCTATAGATGAAATTCGTGAAAATGCTCTCGCGTATTTTAACGCACAAAGTCGTGTAGTTACTGTAGAAGATTATGCAGTGCGGTCATACGCATTACCTGCTAAGTTTGGTCGTGTCGCAAAAACATTTGCGGTTCGAGATGAACAAATCAACAGAATATTAGCATCAGCTAACGAAAGAACTTACGTCGATAATCCGGTTCGTCCAAATGCTATTAATTTGTACACATTAGGATATGATACAAATGGTAATTTAACAACACTTAATACCGTGGTAAAAGAAAATTTAGGAAGATATCTTGAACAGTTTAGATTATTAACGGATGACGTAAATATTCTTGACGCTTTTATCATCAATATCGGGGTACAATTTGACATTTCGGTATTAAGAAATTATAATGTTAATGACGTTCTCGCAAGAAGTATCGGTGCAATACAAGATTTCTTTGATATCAACAAATGGAATATCAATCAACCGATTATCTTAGCAGATTTGATGTATAATATTGGTTTAGTAGAAGGCGTACAAACAGTAAAAAATGTTCGTATCTTCAACAAATACCAATATCAAGATGGTACTGGATACCAACCATATCGATATGATATTGATGAAGCAACAATTAATGGGGTTATCTATCCAAGTCTCGACCCAAGTATCTTTGAGTTGAAATATCCAACAACTGATATTATAGGAAATGCTACCCAATGAGAAATATATTAACCGCCAGTAAGGATACCACCCTTTATCAAGCGTATATAAACAATAACGCTGGATTGGATGAAGTAATTGAAGTTGGTAAAGTTATAAACTTATCGGAACCAACCAGTTCTGCCGCATATGCAACGGGTTCGGCTCGTAGTTTACTATACTTTGAATTACCAACTACCGCAAGTGTTCCTGCGACTGCTAGTTATTTTTTAAATTTAAGATTAGCAAATGCGGATAATATAAAACGAAATCAAGAAATTTTAGTTTATCAAGTATCTCGTTCGTGGGATGAAGGAAGTGGATTCTTCTACCAAGAAACAGAAAATCCACAAGATGGTGCTTCTTGGGCAAGATGTAAATCCGCTGTATCTTGGAGTAACGCCGGTGGGGATTTCTTAACCGGTTCTACTAGCCAAAGTATCATATTATCTTCATATCCATTACAAGATATTCGTTTGGATGTAACAAATATTTTACGTCCATTTGTCAGCCAATCATTACAAAATACCTTTTATGGATTAGCATTACAATTTCCAGTAGTAGATGAACAAGATAGTTTGAACAAAGGAAATATTAAATTCTTTTCAACACAAACACATACAATTCATCAACCAACACTTGAAATTGTATGGGATACGCAAACAGTTACCACGGGAAGTTTGCTTCCAATTCCATCATTAAATGTAAAAATTGTAGCATCTAACTTACGAGAAACATACACAAAGGGTGATGTAGATAAGGTAACACTAGTTGTTCGAGATCAATATCCGCTTAAGTCATTTGACTCCGTGTTACGATACAAGAACAAGTATTATTTACCAACCTCATCATATTTCTCAATTGTAGATGTACAAAGTAATACCACGGTTATACCATTTGACGATTATAGTAAAGTAAATACAGATACAACTGGGTCGTATGTAATTCTTGATACGTCACCGTTATATTCTGGTAGATTTTATACATTGAAGCTAAAAGTTGTAAACGGAAGTTATTTAAGAATAATTGATACTGACACTATATTTAAAGTTGAATAGTTTATGGGAATAACATTTTTATCAAGTAGTATAAACCCAGATAGTTCAAGTATAGCCTACAAGGACCAAATTGATATATCACTATCATTGGTAGATGTATCTGCGTCTGGCCAAAGTTCTTCAATCTATACAAACTATTCGGCAACCGTACAAACGGTAACTGTACCAGAGCCAAACTTATTAGACCGTAGTGTATATTATACTCCAATTTATAAAGAAAAACTAAACTATAATGTGTGGCTAAACAGAATTAATAAAAATTTTGACGAGCTAGACTGATGGCAAATCAAACAAATTATCAAAGTAATATTCAAGAATTATCAAATTCATACACACGATATTTGGTATCTCGTACTATCGCAAACACGAAAGACGATTTACTGGATATGGAAGTTCCTGCGGATTTTTCCGAGGCTTTATTACAAAATACGGTAGAAGTTAATTTATATAGTCTAGCAGATAACTCACTTATTTTTTCTGATGTAGTTAAAAATGTCAGTGGGTCAATTTATGTAGAAACATTACAACAGTGGGTCAATTTATGTAGAAACATTACAATATGAAGATAATAGTTCACGTAAACTATTATATATTGATTTTGCCAAAGTCGAAGGTTTACAATTACCTTCTGGACAATATGGTGTCACACTTAATTTCTTTGCCGATGAACTTGGGTCGTATAACGATAGAATTCTTAAAGTAAATAGAATCTCTACATCACGTACTGAAGTAGAATTAAAATTAACTGATATATCACAAATAAGAAAATTAAAAAACTTTGCAATACCAAAAATCCCAGTAGAATTTGTAAGACCAATATTAATACAGATATTCAATCAAGAAGGTGCGAATGATTTGACACTTCCGACCAGCCCAGTAAAAATTGATAGTTCTTCACTGTATCAAAATTTTTCAAGTGGGTCGGGACAAAAATTAGTTCAATATAATTTTGATGATGATGATGGAAGTCGTATTGGTATTAATACTATTATGCAAAATGTGTTGGATGATGCATATCCTATTGCATTAAAAACAGTAGAGGATATGATATTCGTATCTGGTAGTACTAGTTTTACAGAAACAGAATTATCACAATATGTAGTTGATGCAATTGATATTGCATACGATGCAGCACTAGCTGATGAAGCACAAAATCCACAAAATTATCGGTTTGACTTAATATGAGTACTTACAATATTCGTGAAAAATTTTCATATGTAATGACCACTAGTAGTATAGAATACATAAGAAATTATAATTTCAATACTGCATCGGTTAGTGATATTCCATTAGTAATGAATAATTCAGATGAAACCGTACCAATTACAGTGAACATAACA